TGGAATGTTGTAGATTGTCGTAATACAGTACATTTAAAACTACTTAAATTCTTAGGGTTCAAGTTTTTAAGAAAGATCAAGTTTGGACCCAATCAATTACCCTTTATCGAGTTTTGCCGTGTGTGCAGATCCTAATGCTGGAGCAAGAGCTGCAGCCAAAGAAAAACAAAAAGAACGTCTTTATCAGTTTAAAGCTGATGGTATCCAATACTATAATAAAGAAACTAACTGGGATAAAAACAGGAAGTTTATATCTGGTACAGGATATTCTAGAGAATATTCTGATATAATAAATAAGTTAGATACTGCTAGAGGTAAAACTTTAGCAGCTAAAGAAGATATAGCTAGAGATTATTTTAGTAAGCAGTATGTAGACGAAGGTGGTGGAGCTAGAACTGCTGGTAGAGCAAATAGAATGGCTAGTTACTGGGCTAAACAATCAGACTTAGATGCACAGTTAAATAAACTATATGGAGAAGGTCAAGCTAGAGCTTTTGTTGGTCTTGGTAGACAAACTCAACATAGACTATCTGCAAATAGAGAAAAACTTGGATTACCTCCACAATTCGGAATGCCTACACAAATGCCTCCTAGAGATACTATGGGTCAAATGATGAATGCAGCTCAATTTGGTTTACAGATTGCAAGTGCATTTACTGCTGGTAGTGACATTAAATTAAAAGAAAATGTTGAACAAGTAGATACTTCTCCTGATGGTTATAAGGTATATGAATTTAACTATAAAGGTGATGATACCCGTTATCGTGGTGCTATGGCACAAGACGTAGTTAAGAAGAATCCTATGGCTGTTGGTATACGTGATAACCATCTAACCGTTGACTATAGTAAAATTGATGTAGACATGGAGGTTGTATACTAATGGATGAATTATTTAATACTAGTAAGACTAACTGGTTAGAATTAGAATCTGATCCAGCTAAAACTACTAATGCTGCTCTTGAAGAATTGCAGAAGAAGAATGCTGAAATGTTCAAGATGGCTATAGCTGAAGCTAGAAGAGTTGAAGAGAAGAAAAGTAGACAGTATACCCAATTAGCTCAATTAATAGGTCAAGGTGTTAAAACAGTAAAAGATGTACAGAAGTGGAAAGATGCTAAGGATGAAGCGAAAGATTATGAGGGAGAAGAAGGTAAGGAAGTAAACCCTGAAGATACACCTAAAGGACCAGACAAATGGGGAAGAGATCCTGATGATCCTAACTGGGGTATACCTCCTGCTGATGTAAAGAAAAACAAAGAGAAAGAAAAGAAAGATAAGACTTATATGGGTCAGATAGAGCAATGGACTACTGATCAAACAGCAGCTAAAAATACATTCATCAATTCATTCCTAAATGGAGATCCAAATGTTACTAATAAGGATATTAATATAGTTGGTAATAAAACTCTTTCTGATGAAATAGTAGCAAAAACTCGTTATGCACCTACATTTGCAGAAGAAAATTATGCTAGATTTATGACAAGAGCTTCAGGAGATGAAGGTGCTATTCTATTAGAAGGTATGCCACGTAATCCAAACAGAGCTGATGGTAGATGGACTATTTTAGGTGCTGAAGATGCTGGAGAAAATGAAATTGTAAATACATTAAAAAGGCATTATAGAGCTGTATTCTTAAAGTCACCTCAATTAGCTAATACTCCTAAACGTATAAAAAGGCAAAAAGTATATCCTATAATGAAGGATATAGAAAAGAAAGCTAGATTAGCTTCTGAAGCAAGATTAACAGATAGAGTATTAAAAGAGCATAAAGAAGAAAGAAGGATTGGATTATTACATTGTATGGATGGTACTACAGATAAATTAAGCTGTGCTGTAGGTACTGTAGATAATCCTAAATCTGGTCATGTATTCACTAATGAAGGTTTATTGGATGGTACTAGAAGTAATACTCAAGGATGGCAAATACTTTTAGAAGATTTAGAGTATTTAGTAGAAGATGGTAAACTTGAATGGACAGATATTGCTTCAATGAGAGAAGGTTTAGTTCCTCCTAGAGATGGTGGTAGAGAAGCCTATCTAAATGAATTCCCAAATTTAAAATATTGGGATGATGAATTAGCTAATTTAGAAGAGCAAGCAAGAACTAAACAATCTAAAGAAATTGCTGCTAAAAGAACGTCTTCAATATCAACAGCTAATTCAATATCTATAGCAAAACTTTTAGAAGATAAGCAGGATGGTGTTCGTATTGATAACGAGTATATAGATAATTCTTTAACTCTTATCCAGAAAGAATTACAAGAGGATGGTATCTTTGTAACTAAAGAGGAACTAAGAACTGTAGATAATTCAATAGATAAATATACTACTTGGGAAGAAGTGTCTGACGAAGACATAACTAAAAATATAGATAAGTTAATAGAGAATAAGATAGCTATTCCAAATGCAGATACTATGTTAGTACAGATTGATGACCCAGAGTTATTCAAAAAGTACACTAAAAAACTAGATGAACATAAAGTTAGATTATCGTTTGTTAGTAAAGCAGATGCTAAAAAATTCAACGGTGATATACTGCCTGAAATTAATGCTTATTTACAACTTACACAGACGACAACTCTTAAGACTCCATTAAAAAGAAATCTTATTGATAATAGTTTAAAATTATTTAAGTCTAAAGTTGCTGCAACACAAGATAAATTAGGACTTGAGAAAGCTAAAGAATTAGCTTTTGATGAAATACAAGCAGAAATAGCAAATGCTACAGAGAAAGGGATTGATTTACCAGGTAAATATACAGACCGCCCACGTGTAAAAATTGATAGAGATGCACAAAAACTAAGATTATCTACTGAGAAATATATTGATAATACACCTAATGCTCTTACAGATAATAAACCTTGGGATTACGAAACACCTGAAATTATACAACAAAGGAAAGATTATTTAGCTGGTAAAGCTGCACCACCTATAGAAGATATAGTGATAAGTAACAAATTCCCTAATCATACATATCATTCTGTAATAGAAACTAGAGTAGCAATTGATCCTAAAGATGATAAAGAAGGATTTGAAGGTAATCCAGCAGACACAGAAGAACAAAAAGCTAAGATTAATAATGCAGATAAATTGACAAATAAACCTACACCAACAAGAACTTTTACAGCACTCACTAGTAACGATATTAACCAAGTATTAACTATAGCTAGGAAGACAGATGATGTTAATAGTCTACTACACTCTAACCTAGACTCAACACTAGAATCTCCATTAGAAAGATTAGGTTTTGATAGACCACTATCTGAATTATCAGTTGATGAAATTAGAGGATTAGTTGCAGACGAAAGTTTTCACGGTTTCTCTGATGCTCAATTTGGTATATTTGGTATACGAGGTAATCAACTTAAAACAATCTTAGAAAGAGAAAGTATAGATGGTGATAGATTATTTGATGAAGATCTTCAAAACGAATTAGCAATCCATAATATTAGATATAAAGCTAATCAAGCTAACTCTTTAAGTACTATAAGCTCTGAAAACACTAGACTAACTAATATATCTAGAGGAGAGCAACAAGAATTTCTAGAGATAATGGGTATTTTATCTGGTGATAAAGATTCAAAAGAAATAGAAAAAACAGCTGAATGGCAATTTTTAAACTCACCATTTAATCAACTTGATGTCTTACTACCTGCAGTGCAGACTGAAGTGATGAATATAGATCCTTCTACATCTACTGGTATTGATTGGAAGGGAGTTGGTTTCCCATTTGTCGGTATATATCAAGGTATGAATGAAAGATGGAAGAAGAGTGGTGAAGTAATTAAAGAAAGAGGTAAAGAAGTTAGACAACAAAGAGTAGAACAAGAACAAAAGTTCCCTACAAAATAATAATTACTAAGGTAATATGGACCCAGAATTAGAACAAAATAACGATTCGCTTGAAGAAGAATTTTACACAGAAGATCCTGTCGGTCAAGCGTTATCGAGACTAGATGCATTTGATACTGAACAAGAGCAAATAGAAGTAGCCGATCAACAAGAAGCTGCTGAACTAGTTGATCCGAGAGAAAAAGAGAAGTGGGATGCTAAGGCAATCGGAAAAGAACTCTCTAGTATTATACCTGGAGGTCTACAAGATACTGCCACTTCTATAGCCACCTTTCCTGAGCGTACAGCTGATGCTATCTCAGGTGAAATGCAACGTGAGAAAAAAGAAAAAGGAAGTTATGCACCTGAATGGGATCCATTCGGGTCATACTCCAATCCAATTGTAACTAAAACATGGTGGGGTAATCTTGCTAGAGGTGTAGTTCATTTTGGTTCTATGGCTGCTGCTATTATACCTACTGCTAAACTAACACTAGGTAGAACAGCATTAGCTACTACTGGTATAGCTGCTAATAGCCTAGTTAGAGCTGCTGGAATTGGTGCAGTATCTGATTTAGTATCTAAAGAATCAGATGGACATAACGCTCTTGGTATGTTAAGAGAGAGGTATGGACTTATGGACACTCCTCTTACTACTAAAGATACTGACCATCCTATATGGATGAAATTTAAGAATATAGTAGAAGGAATGGGTATTGGTCTTGTATTTGACGGTGCTACAATTCTACTAGGTAAAGGTAGTCGTAAAGTAAGAGATGTAGTAAACGATAGGAAACAAAGTATTGATGCTCAAACTAACAGAAAAGCTATACAAGAAGTAAGACGTAATGAATTTGGATTTAGAGGTAGTAAGAATAAACCAATTGCTGATTCATGGCAAGCATCTCATACATCTGAAACTGATCCCTTTATTGTTTGGGAGAATCAGAAAAAGATAAGAAAGAACTGGGATGCTGAAGAAGGTTCAGCTGGTACTGTTACTACACCAATACAAAGAGAACGTATTGCTCGGGAAGCTGACATTAGTGAAGATCTAGTTGACGAAACCTTACAGAAACTACTAAGTAGTGAGAAGTATCAGAGAGTATTGAAAGATGTAGGTGGTAGTAGAAAGAGATTAGTTGAAGTATTTGGCGACGCTATAGCAGCACATCAACGCATAACACAAGGTAGAAATGCCGCTGACATGTCTGCAGATGAATATTTACAAGAAATATTTGATTCCGCTGATATATTTGACTCAGGTACTCCTGATCAGATTTCTACAATTACTAGTAGAAATGTAGTTGTTACTGATTTAGTAGTAGGTACATTACTACAACAACTAAGAGACTTAGGTATAGCTGGTAGAGAGATAGCTACTTTTGCTGATTTAACAGATATTGATGGACCAGCAGAACAGATAGTAGATACAATGTTAACTGCTTTAACTGAAACTAAAAGAGCTAGGATTGTTAAATCACAGAACTTTAGAGAATTAGGTGCAGGTAAACGTAGATATCTAGAAGAAACTCTTTCAGCTGATATGAAAGATACTAGAGAATCTATACAATCTATCTTAAAGATAGCTGGAGATGCTGATAAGAACGGAGAAGGAGATTTATTAATGGCTTTATTTGAAGCATTCTCTTCAATGAAGACTGTTAACTCAATAGACGACTTTGACGCATGGGCAAGAAAAATGATTAAAGGAGGTGAAATTGAAGGTAAACCTCAAACAGGTGCTCTGATAAGAGAACTTCAAGGTGTGATGATTCATAGCATCCTCAGTGGCCCTAAAACAGCCATGAGAGCTATTATGGGTACAAGTACCGCAACCTTCCTTAGACCGATGTCACAGACGATTGGAGCAGCCATTCGTTTACCATTTACAGGAGATACTGCTACACTAAAAGTTGGATTAGCACAATTACATGCAATGATAGAAGCTATTCCAGAATCCTTTGATTTATTTAAAACTAAATTAAATTCTTATTGGAGTGGTGATTTAGCTACTGTTAAAACTAGATTTGCTGAATATACTAAAGGTGATGATAACTGGGAAGTACTTAGAAGATGGGTTGAAAGCCCTGAATCTGGTGCAACTACAGGAGATAGAGTATGGTTTAATCTAGCTAACTTTGCTAGATCAATGAACAATAATAGTTTCTTTTCATACTCAACTAAATTAATGGCAGCTACTGACGATTCTTTTGCTTACATTTTAGGTAGAGCTAAGATGAGAGAAAAAGCATTAAGATCTGCTATGGATGCTCAAAGTAAAGGTGTTCTTACAGCTTATAGTGAAGTAACTCCTGACTTAGTTAGAGTATATGAAGAAGACTTCTATCGTGAAATATTTGATAGTCAAGGTAATATAACAGATAAAGCTACAAAATTTGCTAGAGAAGAAGTTACACTTACTAAAGAGTTGACTGGATTTGTATCTGGTCTTAACCAAGTATTCCAAGCTAATCCATGGGCTAAACCTTTCTTCTTATTTGCTAGAACTGGTATCAATGGACTACAATTAACTGCTAAACATACACCTGGATTTAACTTTTTAGTTAAAGAATTTAATGATATAGCATGGGCTAATCCAAATAGTCTTGATGATGTTGCTAAGTATGGTATTACTAATGCAGACGAGTTAGCTAATGCTAAGGCGTTGCAAACAGGTAGATTAGCTATGGGTAGTGCTTTAGTATTTATGGCATCCCAAGCTTGGATGAGAGGAGATCTAACAGGTAGTGGTCCTGTTGATAGACAAAAAAGACAAGCATGGTTAGATGCTGGATATAGACAAGATCAGATTACTGTTGGAGAAATTAGTTTTAGTCACACATCAATAGAACCTTTCTCATCTATATTACAAACTATAGCTAATATTGGTGATGCTAGTCAGCTAATGGGTCCGGAATGGACAGAAAAGAATTTACTTAAAGTTTCTTTATTATTAGCTCAAGGTCTAACTAGTAAGTCTTATCTTGCTGGTATGCAGCAATTTGTTGATTTAGTTGGAGGTAAGCCTGGACAAATTAATAGAATAGCTGGTAACTTAGCTAATAATGTAGTACCTTTAGGTGGTTTAAGAAATGAATTAGGTAAACTATTTAATCCTCATTTAAGAGAATTGAACTCAGGTATATTTGATGCTATAAGAAATAGAAACTTACTTAGCGAAAGAATAGCATCTGATCCAATACCACTTAAATATGATTTACTTAATGGTCAACCTATTAAAGATCATGATCCTATAACTAGGATGTGGAATGCTATATCTCCTATTAATTTTAACTTTACACATAGCCCTGGTAGAACACTATTATTTAATAGTGGATATGATTTAAGACAGTCAACTTATTATGGTCCTGATGGAACTAATTTAACTGACTCACCACGTATTAGATCTCAATTCCAGAAAGCAATAGGTGATCAAAACCTAGAATTACAATTAAATAAACTATCTAGAAATAAAAAGATATTAGCATCTTTAGAAGAGATGCAAAGAGATATACAAGCAGGTGAAAGAGCTAACTTCCAACCTAGAGATTACTACC